GCCACGAAAGGCCAGCTCTCCGAAAGCGCACGAACATACTACAAACTGTTGATTTTGGTACACCCAGGCGACGCCCGGCCACAACCCGGGGTAAATGTTCTTCAAAGTGAAGACGTAAAGCTTCAGTGATCCAGGTCCGGTGTTTCATACGATAGTGTCCATTAAAAATGATGGACATTATTTTTGTAGAGCCGGAGGAAACAGACCAGACGGTTTAAATGAGCCGGTTACGGTATAGCGTCATTCTGTCCCTATAACATTGGCCCCGGTAAGTGTTTCCCGTCGACGTTTTATAAGCGGCTGAATGCCGGTGATCGTAAGGGCGCATGCGAGGCGATTCGCTGGTGGATAAAAGATGGTGGGCGCGATTGCCGCATACGTTCAAATAACTGCTATGGACAGGTTATTCGTCGTGACCAGGAAAGCGCATTAGCCTGTTGGGGGATAGATCAGTGAGCAGAGTCGCCGCGATTATTTATGCTCTGGTTATCTGCATCATCGTCTGCCTGTCATGGGCTGTTAATCATTACCGTGATAACGCAATCGCCTACAAAGAGCAGCGCGATAACAAGGCCAGTGAACTGGAGAAGGCGAACGCCACCATCGCTGACATGCGGAAGCGTCAACGTGATGTAGCAGAACTCGACGCAAGATACACAAAGGAGCTTGCTGATGCTAACGCGACTATCGAAAGTCTCCGTGCTGATGTTTCTGCTGGGCGTAAGCGCCTGCAAGTCGCCGCCACCTGTGCAAAGTCAACGACCGGAGCCAGCGGCATGGGCGATGGAGAAAGCCCAAGACTTACAGCAGATGCTGAACTCAATTATTACCGTCTCCGAAGTGGAATCGACAGGATAACCGCGCAGGTTAACTACCTGCAGGAATACATCAGGACGCAATGCCTTCGATGATAGCGATAATTTTACTCATCATCCTTCACATCTGGCTCTGTAGACAGGGTGGTGATCACTTCTGGAGTGAATCCAGATTAAACATCTCATTGCTGATGCTTGATATTGAGCATCTGGCGCGCGGTAAGGGGCTGCGTTGAGATAAGAGCCAGTTCATTACAAAGCCTATCTACTGGTGGGCTTGATAATGAAACCGGAATTTATTCTGGGTAACCAGTTACGGCAGTACAGCGAAACAACCAAAGCCAGTAAGTGGGGAAATAACACTGGCATCCACTGAAAGATGAACCTCCTGCCTTATGGCAAAAAAAGATTCTTTGTGGTGGCGGACTGATGGAAAGACATCCTAATCAAGCAACCACTCCACAGGGTCATAATTATGAACGACCAGCAAATCGAAAAAGAAATCGTTGAGAAAGGCAAAACCGCTCCGAGAATCACTCCGCAGCACATCGAAGACGTGATTAAAAGCGAGCATTACTTTACTGCTTATGATGGACGTAATGGTGCCATTTCCAGCAACGAATATTGTGGCAGGGAAAAACCAGAAGAAGGCGATCGTGATTTATCACCATTGAAGTTGCTCACTTTCTGCGTACTGGTGCTGAAGAATGGCTTCACCGTCACCGGAGAGAGTGCCTGTGCAAGCCAGGAAAACTTTGATGCAGAAATTGGTCGGAAGATTGCCCGGCAAAATGCTGTAAACAAAATCTGGATGCTCGAAGGTTACTTGCTGAAGCAGAAGCTAAGCGAACAGTAGTTATTACAAAAGCCATTCCCTACAGAGTGGCTTTGATAATGGCTTATACCCTACACGGGATAACTTAACTGATATCCCTTTTAACGGATAAACGGAGCCAACAATGGCAGAGATTATTCCCATGACTGAAGAACAGAAATTCCAGTTAGAGATTTACAAGCTGGTCATGAACCAGAACGCAGCAGCAGAGGAAGCATTTCAGTTCATTGGCACTGACGAGCTGAAGCTTGAGCTATTCAAAATTCACTTCCAGTCAGGCGGCGCTAATTCAGATATCACGACCCGCACTATCGAAGCGGTGCGTAAATCGAAGGAAGCGTTAGACCTGTTCACTACCGGAGCATAAACATGGCGCGCCCAACAAAGTATCAAGAGGCGTATGCCGAACAGGCACGCAAACTGTGCTTGCTGGGCTATACAGACGCAGAACTTGCTGATTTCTTTGAAGTCAGTGAGTCAACTATTAACAAGTGGAAGCTTGATTATCCTAAGTTTTCGGAGTCCATAAAAAAGGGTAAGGCCGTCGCTGATGCAGAAGTTAGTGACCGTCTTTATCAACGCGCTATGGGCTTCGTGGCTCCAGACATCGATATTCGTGTTATTGAAAACAGAATTGTCGAAACTCCGCTTGAGAAGTATTACCCGCCTGATACAACCGCTGCCATCTTCTGGCTTAAGAACCGACAGAAGGATAAATGGCGCGACAAGGTTGATCACGAGCTAACAGGCAAAGACGGCGGCGCAATCCAGATTGAAACATCACCGATGAGCACTCTATTCGGAAAATGACCTCGATTAATCCTATCTTTGAACCGTTCATTGAGGCGCATCGCTACAAAGTCGCCAAAGGCGGTCGAGGGAGCGGTAAATCATGGGCAATTGCGAGACTGCTTGTTGAAGCGGCGCGTCGGCAGCCAGTGCGTATTCTCTGTGCTCGTGAACTGCAAAACAGTATCAGCGATTCGGTAATCCGGTTGCTTGAAGACACCATAGAGCGGGAAGGGTATTCGGCTGAGTTTGAAATTCAGCGTTCAATGATTCGTCATCTCGGAACGAATGCTGAATTCATGTTCTACGGCATCAAAAACAACCCGACGAAGATTAAATCGCTAGAAGGCATTGATATTTGCTGGGTGGAAGAAGCGGAAGCGGTAACGAAGGAATCGTGGGATATCCTGATCCCAACCATCCGTAAGCCGTTCTCTGAAATATGGGTGAGCTTTAACCCGAAGAACATCCTCGACGATACCTATCAGCGATTCGTTGTAAATCCTCCCGATGATATTTGTCTGCTGACGGTGAACTACACCGACAACCCGCACTTTCCTGAAGTTCTCCGTCTGGAGATGGAAGAGTGCAAACGCAGAAATCCGACACTGTATCGTCACATCTGGCTTGGTGAGCCAGTAAGCGCAAGTGATATGGCAATCATCAAACGTGAATGGCTTGAAGCCGCAACCGATGCGCACAAGAAACTCGGATGGAAAGCGAAAGGCGCTGTTGTCTCTGCGCATGACCCGTCAGATACAGGGCCGGATGCTAAAGGTTATGCATCGCGTCACGGTTCGGTTGTTAAGTGCATTGCCGAAGGTCTGCTGATGGACATCAATGAAGGTGCTGACTGGGCAACTTCGCTGGCGATTGAAGACGGTGCTGACCATTACCTGTGGGATGGTGATGGTGTTGGTGCGGGTCTACGCAGACAGACAACGGAAGCGTTCTCCGGCAAGAAAATCACCGCCACGATGTTCAAGGGCAGCGAATCGCCATTCGATGAAGATGCGCCATATCAGGCCGGAGCATGGGCTGATGAAGTCGTACAGGGCGACAACGTTCGCACTATTGGCGATGTGTTCCGCAATAAGCGAGCGCAATTCTATTACGCGCTGGCTGACAGGCTGTATCTGACATATCGGGCGGTTGTCTACGGTGAGTATGCAGACCCTGACGACATGCTGAGTTTCGACAAAGAAGCGATAGGCGAGAAGATGCTGGAGAAGTTGTTTGCAGAACTGACGCAGATTCAGCGCAAATTCAATAACAACGGGAAGCTGGAGCTAATGACTAAGGTCGAAATGAAGCAGAAGCTCGGTATTCCATCTCCTAACCTGGCTGATGCGCTGATGATGTGTATGCATTGCCCGGAGTCGGCTGCGCAACCCGACTATTCCAGTTACTCAATTCCTTGTGGTGTAGGTTGATATGGCAGAAAAAAAGATGGCTGACTGGCATCGCAAGGTGCTGTGCAACTTTGATAATGCCTGGTCAGCAACGCAGGATATGCGTGAGCAGATTATTGAGGCTCAACGTTTCGTCCGGGTGTCCGGCGCACAGTGGGAAGGCAGCACAAACGCTGGTTACTCATTTGATGAAGGCAGGTTTGAGCATTACCCGCGCTTTGAACTGAATAAGATTTCCCGTGAATGTGATCGCATCATTGGCGAGTATCGACAGAATCGCATCAGCGTTAAATTCAGGCCGAAGGACGATAAGGCATCGGAAGCGTTAGCCGAAAAGATGAACGGCAAATTCCGCGCTGACTATCAGGAAACATCCGGTGGCGAAGCGTGTGATAACGCATTTGATGATGCTGTAACAGGCGGATTCGGTTGTTTCCGCATGTGTGCCGATTACGAAGATGAAATGGACCCAAGTAACGAGCAGCGACGCATCAGCCTTCTTCCTGTTTACGACCCGGCGACATGCGTCTTCTTCGATCAGGACAGCAAGCAATATGACCGCTCTGATGCTATGTGGGCTATGGAAATGTTCTCCATGACGCCCAAAGCGTTCGAGGCTGAATACCCTGATTCCACCGCGGCAAGCCTTTCTCGTGATGACACTGGCACTCAATATGACTGGTCAACGCCCGATGCCATCTATGTTGGACGCTACTACGAAGTTCGCATAGAGAAGGTGAAGCTCACGGCGTGGCGCAACCCTGTTAGCGGAGAAACGGCAATCTATGATGAAGAGCAAATCAAAGATATTGTCGACGAGCTAACCGATGGCGCATTCGAACTGATTGGCGAGCGGACAGTGAAGAAACGCCGAGTTTATTGCGGTCTTCTTTCTGGCGCTGAATGGCTGGAAGAACCGAAGCGTATTCCTGGCGAACATATTCCTCTCATCCCGGTATATGGGCGTCGCTCATTTGTTGATAATCAGGAGCGAATCGAAGGCCACGCTGCAAAAGCGATGGATGCACAGCGTCTTGAGAACCTGATGGTTTCCATGATTGCAGATAACGCTACTCAGGCTGGCGGTGATGGCATTCCTATCGTGGATGTTGATTTCATTCCCGGTCCATTAATGAATCACTGGGCAGAGAGGAATAAGAAAAGACCTGCAGTTCTTCCCATGACCAGCAAGAAGGACAAAAACGGAACGGTCATTTCAGAGGCTCAGGTTGCTGGCTGGACACCTCCGACACAAATGCCTCCTGCTCTTGCCGGGCTATTGCAGTACACCGGAACGGCTATTCAGCAAATTACAGGTGCGTCGCAGCTTGAGAACATGCCGAGCAACGTCGCCACCGATACCGTTGATAGCATTTTTAACCGGATGGACACGCAGTCCTATATCTACATGGACAACATGGCTAAATCCATGCGTCGCGCTGGCGTTGTGTGGCTTTCTATGGCGCGTGAGGTCTATGGAAGTGATACGCCGATGCGTATCGTTAATGAGGACGGCAGCGATGACGTGGCGCTGATGACTGGTGAAGTGGTTGACCGTCAGACAGGGCAGGTTATCGCTCTTAACAACCTTTCGCAGGGTAACTATGAAGTGACTGTCGATGTTGGTCAGTCGTTCGCTACTCGCCGTGATGCAACGGTTAAGTCGTTACTTTCCATGCTGGCACTTATCCCACCGGGAACGCCGAAGCATGACCTTGTATCGTCTCTTATTCTCGACAATATGGACGGCGAAGGGATGGAAGACCTGAAAGAATACAACCGCAATCAGTTGCTTCTGTCTGGAGTTATCAAGCCGAGAACACCAGAAGAACAGCAGATGGTTGAGCAGGCGAAACAACAACAGGCCAGTCAGCCGGATCCGGCTATGGTTGCAGCGCAAGGTCAGCTTCTGGCTGGTCAGGCTGAATTGCAGAAAGCGCAGAACGAACAGGCAGCCATTCAGGTTAAAGCATTCCAGGCACAGACTGATGCTCAGGTTGCTGCGGCAAATGTTGTGAAAATCCTCGCATCTGCCGATAGTCAGCAGAAATCTGATATCCGCGAGGCTCTGAAACTGCTCGGACAGTTCCAGCAACAGCAAGGAGACAATGCCCGTGCTGATGCAGAGCTTGTCCTGAAGAGTCAGGCGCAGGGCCATGCGCAGCGCATGGACATCAACAGCATCCTGCAAAAATCAACTCAGCAACAACCACAGCAGTAATTAACCCATAACGTGCAATGGCTGTCTTTATGAGGCCTGGCACCCTATTGCCTTCCGATGGGCTGAACATCGAGTAAACAGGGGTAACAAATGGACCAGATGGCAGAAAACACACCAGAAGTTGAAATCGAAACCGATACATCAGAGCAGATTCCTGATGATGTCGAACTGGCTGAAGAAGTCGAAACAGAAGATGGCAGTGAGTCCTCCGGCAATGATGCAGAGGAAGCTACTGAAACTGATGACGACGAATCAGAACAGGAATTCTACTTTGGTGACGAAAAGCTGGATTCGCCAACCAGCGAAGATGGCGCAGAGCATGGACTGGTAAAACACCTGCGCAAGACGATTAAAGAGAAAGACCGCGAGCTGAAAGAGCTGATGCGTCAGTCTCAGAAACCCGTCGAGCAGCAGCCGGTAATCACTCAACCACCGCGAATGCCAAAACTGGACGATGAGGACATCGGTTTCGATGAAGAAATCTACCAGCAACGCATGGCTAAGTGGGCAGAGGATAACGGCAAGTACCAGCAACAGGAGATGGCTCGCAAGCAGAAGGAGCAGGAGCTTCAGGCTGCCTATCAAGAGCGATTATCCAAATATCAGCAACGTGTTAAGGCTCTCAAGGTTCCTGGCTATCAGGAAGCAGAACAGGCCGTACTCGAGGAAATCCCCATCGAGACACAAAGCGCGATCCTGTTTGAGTCAGAGAAGCCGGAAATCGTTGTTCTGGCGCTTGGTCGCAACGCTGAACTGCGCAAGCAACTGGCAGAAGCTACCAACCCCGTAGCAATTGGTCGTCTGCTGGAACGTATCGAATCGAAGGCCAGAATCATGCCAAAAGCAAAAACCACGGCAGCCACAACCCCGACAGTTAAGGGGAGCAACGGCGCAGTAATCAATAACCTCGACAAACTGAAAGCCAAGGCGCTGGAAACTGGTGACTGGACGCCGTATTTCGCCGCTAAAAAGGCAAAAAAATAACCTATCGGAGCATTAAGCATGGCTAACCAATTAGCAAAAGACCTTGAAATCATGTTCGAAAACTACGTTGAAGGCTTTGAGGCCGCCTGCGTAGTTTCCCGTAACGCTAAAAAATTCCGTCCCGGTGATACAGCAATGCAGCGAGCAGGTGATGTTCTGTATCGTCCGCAGCATTACCACATGAACATTGAGGAGGGCTTGGACCTCAGCGAAAAAACACCAACAGCACTGGTTCAGCGCCTTGTTCCTTCTGTGTTCAAGGAGCCGAAAAACATTCTGTACACTCTGGATGCGCGTGAAATGCGTGACCCGGAACATAAAACTGAAGCTGGTCGAGCCGCAGGTATGCGCCTTGCTGCACAGATTGACTCTGACCTGATTTCCATGGTCACGCAGCGTGCTACTAACGTGGTCGCAATTCCTGCCTCAGAAAATGGCTCACGGGGCCTTGCCTTGTGGAATGGTGCGGCAGATATTGATGCCACCATGACGGCGATTGGTGTACCTCAGGGTATCAACCGTCGCTCTTTCTGGAACCCATTCAACTACAAAGACCTTGCTGGCGAGCTTGGTCACCGTGCCTACGCTCAGGGCGCAACCCTGACAGCATACGAAAAAGCGCAGATCCCTCCGGTTGCTTCCTTTGATAGCTACAAGACCGATATTTCCGGTCGATTACCGGCAGGAAGCACTGAAACCTTGACAGTATCAAATAAACCTGAACACAAGGTTGAAGCGAAAGATTCAAATGGCATGCCTGTTGATAACCGACAGGGGACCATTACGGTATCTGCTAAAGGCTTGCAGGTTGGCGATGCGTTTACCATCGCAGGTGTGAATTCCGTACACCAGATCACCAAAGATACCACCGGGCAGCCGCAGGTATTCCGCGTTCTGGCAGTAGACACAGCAGGAACCACCGTAACAATCTCTCCAAAGATTCTCCCTGTTGGAAATGCCGATGTTGCGAGCCGTCCATATGCAAACGTCGATGCCAAGCCGGCAGAAACTGCAGCAATCACCATTCTCAACAAGAACGCAGCACCTGCTAACCTGTTCTGGGCTGATGGTTCTGTTGAGCTGATGTACGGCAAACTGGCGTTCCCGACTGGTCAGGGTCCACAGGTAATGACGGCAACCACCGAGCAGGGCGCTACGCTGATTATGTCTTACGCCTTCGACCACATCAAAGGCGTAACCACTGCGCGTTTCACCACTCTGTACGGCTGCTCTGTACTTGTTCCTGAATATACGGGCATCGTTATTGCCGGGCAGTAATTTTGGTGGGGCTTCGGCCCCATTTTTATTGGGAGAAGACAATGGCACGAACAATGCTCTATAAGCCGGGCAACATGATCACCTGTGGTCAGTTTGCTGTCGATTACATCATTGTTGATGACGAAGAAGTTAAATCTCACCTGAAAAAAGGTTGGGTAAAAACTCCTGAAGAAACCGCAACGAAGCAAAAAGTGGCTAAGGCGGAAGAAGATGGCGAAAACGAAGGGTGATCTCGTTCTTAAGGCTTTACGAAAAGCCGGGCTGTATTCCAATGCCACGTTGACAGATGCTGACCCTCAGGCAATTGAAGATGCCATTAATGACCTCGAAGACATGATGGCAGCATGGCAGGCGAAAGGTATCGAGCTTGGGTATCAGTTTGCTGATACAGAAAACGGCATCATGCCGTTACCTGACGATGATTCAGGTATCCCTGCATGGGCAAATGATGGCGTCGCTTTGAAACTCGCTGTGCAAGCGTGCATGGACAACGTCATTCAGCCGTCAGACGCTCTCCTTACCGCTGCTGACAGTGCATATCAAACAATCTGTATCGCTTTAACCAAAATACCACCACTTGAGCGGCGAAATGACATGCCTCGCGGCAGTGGTAACAAAAGCGCGTTTACGTGGAATCGGTTTTACATCGAGAAAGATGATCCGAGTACGTGAGGTGAATAAATGCCGATTCAGCAACTTCCGCTCATGAAAGGTGTCGGCAAAGACTTCCGAAACGCCGACTATATCGACTATCTGCCAGTGAATATGTTGGCTACACCCAAAGAAATCCTTAACAGCAGCGGATATCTTCGTTCATTCCCGGGCATTGCCAAACGTTCTGATGTGAACGGAGTATCGCGAGGCGTCGAGTACAACATGGCGCAGAGTGCTGTTTATCGCGTGTGTGGTGGCAAACTGTACAAAGGAGAAAGCGAGGTTGGTGATGTTGCCGGAAGTGGTCGCGTATCAATGGCGCATGGTCGAACATCTCAGGCTGTAGGCGTTAATGGTCAACTGGTTGAGTATCGCTATGATGGCACGGTTAAAACCGTCTCAAACTGGCCTACAGGCAGCGGATTCACGCAGTATGAGTTAGGTTCGGTTCGTGACATTACGCGCTTACGTGGGCGTTATGCGTGGTCAAAAGACGGCACTGATTCATGGTTTATCACTGATCTTGAAGACGAATCGCATCCTGACCGCTACAGCGCACAATATCGCGCAGAATCGCAGCCGGACGGCATCATTGGCATCGGCACATGGCGAGACTTCATCGTCTGCTTTGGTTCATCGACGATTGAATATTTCTCCCTGACTGGTGCAACCACTGTTGGGGCTGCTCTGTATGTCGCACAGCCATCACTGATGGTGCAGAAAGGTATTGCCGGAACTTACTGCAAAACGCCGTTTGCTGATTCCTATGCGTTTATCAGCAATCCGGCAACAGGTGCGCCGTCTGTGTATATCATCGGTTCCGGTCAGGTGTCACCAATCGCCAGCGCGAGCATTGAGAAAATCCTCCGCTCCTACACTGCTGATGAACTGGCTGATGGCGTGATGGAATCGTTGCGGTTTGATGCGCATGAGTTGCTGATTATCCATCTTCCGCGCCACGTCCTCGTATACGACGCATCTTCAAGCGCCAATGGTCCGCAATGGTGTGTGTTGAAAACAGGCCTGTATGACGATGTGTACCGCGCTATCGACTTCATTTACGAAGGCAATCAGATAACGTGCGGCGATAAGCTGGAATCGGTTACCGGTAAATTGCAGTTCGATATCAGCAGCCAGTACGACAAGCAACAGGAACACCTGCTGTTTACTCCATTGTTCACAGCGGATAACGCAAGAGTGTTTGACCTTGAGGTTGAATCGTCAACTGGCGTTGCGCAGTACGCCGACCGCCTGTTCCTCTCTGCAACCACTGACGGCATAAATTACGGACGTGAGCAGATGATTGAGCAGAATGAACCGTTCGTTTACGACAAACGCGTTTTGTGGAAGCGTGTCGGGCGAATCAGGAAAAATGTCGGCTTCAAACTTCGCGTTATCACGAAGTCACCTGTAACTCTGTCTGGCGCTCAGATAAGGATTGAGTAATGGCGGATTCATCACTGAATAATCCTGTCGCGGTTCAGGCTACGCGCCTTGATGCTTCAATTTTGCCACGCAATATATTCAGCCAGTCTTACCTGCTATATGTCATAAATCAGGGAGCTGATGTCGGCGCAATTGCCGGGAAGGCAAATCATGCTGGTCAGGGCGCTTACGAAGCCCAGGTAAAAAACGATGAACAGGACGTCGAACTGGCTGATCACGACGCAAGAATCACCGCAAACACAAAAGCGATAAATCTCCTTGAGGTCAGGTTAACAACCGCCGAAGGGAAGATAGTCGTACTGCGTAGCGATGTTGATTACTTGCTGGATGAGGTTATCGATATTCAGGGGCATCTGGTCACTGTTGACCAAAGACTGGATGACGTAGAAAACGATGTCTCTGGCATTAAGAGTGATTACGTATCGAAAACCGTAACAGAATCGCAGTCTCTTGCGTCACCGCTGGATGTAAAAACATCATATTCAGTTGATGGAATTCAGGTTGTTGGAGCAAGAAATACCGGATGGACTGCAGCCACAGGTACACCTCTTCTTGGCTCATTCAACGCTAACCAGTCATACACGGTCGGCACTACGTACACACAATCCGAAGTCGCAGCTATCGCTACAGGTTTGGAGCAGGCGCGGCAGCGTATTCTGGCGCTTGAAACAGCACTTAGATTACATGGGCTGATTGACTGATGATTACATTCAAACCAACGCGAAACATCGACCTGATAGAAGCAGTCGGAAATCACCCTGACATTATTGCCGGGAGCAACAACGGCGATGGATACGACTACAAGCCTGAATGCCGTTACTTTGAGGTTAACGTGCACGGGCAGTTCGGCGGCATTGTTTACTATCAGGAGATTCAGCCGCTGACATTCGATTGCCACGCCATGTACCTGCCAGAGATTCGCGGCTTCAGCAAGGAAATCGGGCTGGCGTTCTGGCGATACATTCTGACTAACACCACCGTTCAGTGCGTCACATCGTTCGCTGCACGCAAATTCCGCCACGGGCAGATGTACTGCGCAATGATTGGCCTTAAGCGTGTAGGAACCATCAATAAATACTTCAAAGGCGTGGATGACGTGACGTTTTACAGCGCCACACGCGAAGAACTAATCGACTTCCTGAATCACGGGAGATAGCCATGTTATATGCATTTAAGCTGGGCAGAAAACTGCGCGGCGAGGAACCTTATTGCCCTGAAAAAGGCGGGAAAGGTGGCAGCTCTGATAAAAGCGCAAAGTATGCAGCAGAAGCTCAGAAGTATGCTGCAGACCGGCAAAATCAGCAGTTCAACACCATCATGAACAACCTGAAGCCGTTTACTCCTCTGGCTGATAAGTATGTCGGCAGCCTCGAGAACTTATCGTCTCTGGAAGGGCAAGGTCAGGCGCTTAACCAGTATTACAACTCTCAGCAGTACAAAGATCTTGCTGGTCAGGCTCGCTATCAGAGTCTGGCGGCAGCGGAAGCAACAGGTGGATTGGGTTCCACTGCAACCGGTAATCAGTTAGCAACAATCGCACCAACGCTTGGTCAGCAATGGCTATCTGGACAAATGAACAATTACAACAACCTGGCAAATATCGGTCTTGGCGCTCTTCAGGGACAGGCAAACGCCGGGCAAACATATGCCAACAACATGAGTCAGATTTCGCAGCAAAGCGCAGCACTGGCGGCGGCAAACGCCAACCGACCGTCAGCATTGCAGCAGGGTGTTAGTGGTGCTGCATCCGGTGCGCTTTTGGGTGGTGGCATAGCCAGTGCTCTCGAGCTATCAACTCCGTGGGGGGCTGGTATTGGTGCTGGTCTTGGTCTGCTTGGTTCACTGTTTTAAGGGTTAATCAATGGCTACGTGGCAACAGGGTATTAATTCTGGTGGTTTTCTGGCTGGCATTGGTGCGCAAAACGAGAATGCGCCAAAGGCAAGCGACATTAACGCAACGCTTGGTCTGATCCGCGAAAACAATGAACTGGCTCGATCAGGTGCAAATAACGTTGCTCTGACAGGTCTTCGTGGTCTGGCTGGAGTTGCTGATATTTATAAGCAGCAGCAAAAGCAGGAGCGTAAAGCGGCATTCCAGAAAGGTTATGCGGATGCTTATGCGTCCGGCGACAGGGAGCAGATGCGTAATCTTATTACAGCATTCCCCGAAGAGTTTGAGGAAGTCCGTAAAGGCATGGGGTATGTCGATGACGCCCAGCGGGATGATTTTGGCAATCTGGCGCTTAAGGCTCAGGTCGCTTCGTCGCTTGGTCCGGGTGCATTTGGCAGGTTCATGATGGATAACGAAAAGGAGATGCGTCGTTTAGGTATCCCTCCAGAAACTATTGCGGAAATGCAGGTTAATGACCCGCAGGGCTTCCAGCACTTCGCAGGTAATCTGGCACTATTTTCTCTCGGTCATGAGAAGTATTTCGATATCAAAGATCAAATGGAAGGTCGGGATATTGAGCGTGGCAAGTTGGCAGAGACGATTCGCAGCAATAAAGCTGGGGAAGGTTTAAAGGCGCAAAGCATTGCTGTTAGCCGTGAAAACTCCCTGCGCACTGCTGGAGGTGCTGTTCCTGCATCTGTTAAAGAATATCAATATTTCAACAGCCTGTCTCCAGAGCAACAAAAGACATATCTTCGTGTTCGAGGTCGTCCTGATGCTGGCGGGGAGAATGTTGTGCAACTGGCAGATGGCAGAACGGTAACGGTTGGTAGGAAGCTTCACGGCGCTGGTGCTAATGCGTTCTACGAAGGAATAGACAACGAGGGCAATATGATTCGCGTCCCCGCCAGTTCTATTGCTGCTCCGGCTACATCGGCAGCTAATGCACAGAATTACGAAATGAAGAAAGATCTTGATGCAATTTCTGGCGCATCAATTGACGATCTTGGCTTCATGACAGGTATTACAGGTTCTTCAGGTTCTTTTGCTCTTGGTGCAGATATTCGTAGCAGGGCATCTGGTGTTGAGGAGAGGAGGCTATACAACGCTGCACAGCGAATCATGGGCAAAATGCAAAATCAGGGGATTGCAGCAGCCCGAGATATGGGGGCATCTGGCATCAACACCGAAGCAGAGGCCAATAGGTATTTTCAGGGTATGCCAAAGCCTGATTTCTCAAGTCCTGAAGCGCTGCAACAATCAATGCGCGACATTCAGCAATATACCGACAATTACAACCAGCAATATAACGTTAATGTTGGTAATGGCGGGAAGAAATCATCAAGGCAACAGCCAGCTACTCAGCAATCAGCAGGAGGTAGCTACACGTCAAAATCAGGCATTCAATTTACGGTGGAATGATGAAAGTAACTGCAAATGGTAAGACATTTACCTTTCCTGATGGTACGAGCACGGAAGATATTGGGTCCGCCATTGATGAGTATTTTGCTGGTCAGTCAGCGCCAACACAACAAGGTGTTCAGCAATCGCCAGCAGACAACTCACTTGCATCAGGATATGCACAGCTTGCCACTCAGCAGAAGGAAGGACTAGATCGCTCTGCTGAGCAAGGGGCTGTTTTAGGTGCTGCAATGCGCGATGCCGTTACCGGTGAAAGCCGAATGACACCAGAAATGGAGAGACTGCAAAATGTTGGGGCTGCCCCTGAGTTGAACTCACTAAGCATGGATGCCCTGAAGGCTGGATGGTCTCAACTTTTCGGCTCCGACGCGTCTCAGGAAAAGATTCTTCAGAGTATGGGGGCGAAATTAAGGCAGGATGAGAAGGGTAACACTATCGTTTCCCTGCCATCCGGTGATTATGCCCTGAACAAGCCAGGTTTATCACCGCAAGACCTGACTTCGTTTCTTGCTAATGCGTTAGCGTTCACACCAGCGGGCAGGGCTGGAACGGTGCTTGGTGCCATAGGGAAATCAGCTGCTACAGATTTAGCACTACAGGGTGGCACCAGCCTTGCTGGCGGAGAAGATATTGATCCTGCACAAACGGTAATTTCTGCTGGCATTGGTGGTGTTGGCAAGGGGCTGGAAAATACAGTTAGTGCGGTTTCCAGGGCTGTTCGCGGTGAGATGTCACCGGAAGCAAAGGCTGCTGTCGATTTTGCGTCGGAAAGAAACCTGCCGTTAATGACCAGTGACACGCTGAAAGATAAAACCTTTATGCAGAGTCAGGCTCAGACATTAGGCGAAAGAGTTCCTTTTTTTGGAACCGGTAAGAATCGGCTGAATCAACAACAAGCACGAGAAAATTTAGTCAGAACATTTAGCGATGGTCTGGGTGGCATTTCTGATAAACAGCTTTATGAATCTGCGACTAAAGGGCAACAAAAATTCATTGAGGCAGCAGGAAAGCGATATAACCGCATAATTGACGCTATGGGGGATACCCCTGTCGATCTCTCAAACACGGTAAAAGCTATCGACAATCAGATTGCCGTGTTAAGCCGCCCGGGCAAATCTCAGGATAGAGCCGCGGTAAAAGTCTTGCAGCAATTTAAAGACGATATCACCAGCGGACCCAATGACCTGCGTCTGGCGAGAGAAAACAGAACTGACCTTCGAAAGCGGTTCATGAATTCAAACGAGACTGTTGATAAAGACACGCTCCAGAAAGCCAGCGATATTGTCTACAAGGCATATACAGCGGATATGAAAAAAGCAGTATCCCAAAAACTAGGCTCAGAAGAAGCTGCCAATATGTCTAGGGTTGATCGCTCATGGGCTAGATTCAATGACATGATGGGAAGAACGCGCGTTCAAAAGGCAATAGCCAGCGGCAAGGCTACACCTGAGGATGTAACAAAACTCGTTTTTAGCCAAAACCCATCAGAACGTTCTCAGCTTTACAGGCTTCTGGATGACAATGGTAGGCAAAACGCACGAGCAGCCATAGTTCAGAATGCTGTAGATAAGGCGACTGATCCGTCTGGAAATATTAGTGTTGAAAAGTTTATTAATGCGTTACACCGGAACAGGAAGCAATCAGCAACTTTCTTTAAAGGCGTACATGGAAAGGAACTGGACGGCGTTATTAAATACCTCAACGATACAAGACACGCGGCAAAAGCGAACGTTCAAAACTTAAATGGTCAGCAGCTTTATGGATTGTTAGTTGGTGGTGGCATCATAAACGCAGCAGTATTAGCGGGGATGCTAAAAACGGCTGCGTTTGTTGTTCCTGCTGCTGGTGTCGTAGGAGGAGCTGCGAAGGCATACGAAAGCCCTGTTATACGAAATGCCTTGTTACGTCTGGCAAATACGCCAAAAGGTAGCACAGCATATGACAGAGCGATCAGTACGGTCACACAATCGCTCACCAGAGTCGCACAGGCATCACAAAAAGAAGCTCAATAACTGGCAGCCACGGATGGCTAATTTTTATTCTTTGATCTCGTCCACAGGTAAAGAAGAGCAATGGCAAGACAGGAAACAGAGAATAGATAACCTACCTCATATGGTGCGCCAAAAAAATTAGCTATTGATACGGGCAAAAAAGCCGAAGCGATCAGAATTGAAAGGCAAAAAATAAGCCCAGTAACATAGTTTATTAAACTCTTAAATGAGAAACGTTTTGCTTGATTTACGGTCTCAGCGAGTGATCGCTTAACGATGGATAAAAGAAAATAGATGGCGACAGTAGCTAATGCCCCTTTCCACCAGTCTGGATATAGTTTTGCGACAATCAGCCCAAGGAAAACCATGATGACAGACTGAGCATTCACACCAACCTCCTTAGTTTTGCTCAGGATACCAGATGATAATGTGTAGTTGGAGTAGCGCGGTTGTAATGCAAGCATTTTGTTTTGGTTTTATGCTTGCTTGTATGTGTGTACAGTGTATATAATGCAAGCATACATCACAATAAAGGTGCTTGCATTATGACTGAAAAGAAAAGTGGCGAAGGGAAAGCTAAGGGCGGTATCGCTCGCGCAAAGTCGCTGACTAAAGAGCAGCGTTCTGAAATAGCAAAGAAAGCAGCGGCTGCAAGATGGAAGGATAAACCATTAATTGCTACGCATAAGGGATCGTTCCAGCATGAATTCGGGATTGATGTTGAGTGCTATGTGTTAAATGATGATAACAAAACTGCCGTTATTAGCCAGAGAGGCATGGGAGAAGCGATTGGTCTTGGCGAAGGTGGCAGCAGGTTGCCAAAGTTTATTCAGGGGAAAACTATTTCTCAGTATATCGGGCATGAATTAAGGGCAAAACTTGAAAATCCTCTTATTTTTCAATACAAACAGGCGGGCACGAACACTCCAGCTAATCCTGTAATACATGGCTACGATGTAACAATATTAATTGATTTATGTCGAGCAATCTCTAATGCTAAAGCTGAAGGTAAGTTGCTTTCCAGTCAGGAAGGGATTGCTAAGCAAGCCAGAATCATTATTGATGCATCAGCCAAGGCGGGCATTCAGGGGCTTGTTTATGCTTTGGCAGGGTATGACAGAACAAAAGAAGAGGTAATTCAAGCATATAAGCGATATGTTGCTGAAGAGGCTCGTGAGTATGAAAGAGAGTTCACCCCTGAACTTTATGAGCATTGGTATCGTCTGTATGGTATAGACAAACCAGTTAGAGGGCGACCATGGGCGTTTAAATATCTTACGATAGATCACATTTATTACCCATTAGCCAGAAGTGAAGGAAAGGTATTTAATTTAGCAAAAACGTCAAAAGAAGAAAAAGGCAGCAAAAACGATAAAATACACCAGTTTTTATCAGAGGTTGGAGTTAAGGCTCTTAGAACCCAAATAGGTAAGGTTACTGGTATTGCAATGGTTTCTGATACTCGAGAAGAGTATGAGAAATACATAGATGAAAAGGTTATTGGACAAAGAACCATAGACTTAAAAGATAAAGAATAAGAAAATCCCACCGTCAGGTGGGTTTTTTATAAGGAGTAATCATGACCATAGAAGAACGTCTGAACAACATTGAGTTGAATCAAACCCTGCTTGACCAGCGACTTTCAGATCTTGAGCTTAAAGATCTAGATGTGCAAATATCAGAAGCAGAAGCCAAGCTCTCCAGCTTAAACCACCGCAGGAAGCAAATCCGCGACAGAATTACTCGTGGACGCGGAGGCTGTTAAGGTGTGATGGTAATCCTTGCTCACTAAATTTAAGGATGCGAATCTTTCCGGCCATAGGAGTAATCATGATTTACCCATCAAACAACCCACCAGTTTGCCTGATTGGATACCAGCCTTGCAGTTTTTATGGAATTAATTATGCCATGCTCAAGAGCCTTGTTAGCATCCAAAATGGTCGAGTCTGCTATCAGGGATGCCCACCTAATATGGGTTCCGATGTCGATATTGAACGTCTCAACGAAGCGATCAAGATCGTTATCGAGGCATTTCCCGTACTCTCTCAATCTGGCATGGTCGGCGGCTGGGGAGGCAAAGCACCATAATAGAGGATGTAACAGGAATCTTGATAATGGGTTTGCGAAACGTTCTGAGCCAGCCAGGAAAACGATATTAGCTATGGATTCAACATTGCTTATGTTGTGAGTTCTAACGGTAACAGGGAGTGACTTAAGAAAGTTATACGCAGTAAAGCCAGCGGCAGTTTCCCCTCCCTGACTTGATATATGGATATTTAATTCAGTTGCGCCTTGAGATAATGCGGTGAGACAGTGGTTCTGAAGTTGCCCAACAGTGGCAGTGTTAACGGGGCATAAGAAATGAATTGTGTGCAGCATTATTTTTCATCCTTACCATACATGGTCTTTAGCGTCTCAAGCAGCGCCTCTTTGAATTTGTCAGCTTCTTGCTGAGCAAATGACTCAACTGACTTTGGCGACCTATCTTCATCAATCGCGGCTTGCAAAATCATGACGATCTCGGAGTTAACAGAGCGACCATTTTTTGATGCTCTGACAGCAAGAGCCTCGCGTAAAGATTCAGGGATTCTTACCGTAGTTGGAGAAATTGACACACCCTTTGCCATATCACACCTTTGGTATTCAATTTGATAGCAAAGTGTATGCAAAAAAATTTTGACTAGATATACTCACTTTGATATCTTTTGTATTCGAAAAGAGTTGTTTGCGTGGAGGGTAACATGGAGAAAGAAATAAGTAAGATTTTGGTAAGGATGCCGCAGTCGTTAAAGGATGCTATCGGTAGCAGGGCAAAGGAAGAGTGCAGGTCGTTTAACTCAGAGGTTATCAAGCGCCTGATAGACAGCCTGAAGAGAGAGGGGGTAACGGTGTGATTCGCTTGGATGCAGTAGTCAAAGAGATTGCGATTACCATTTTAAGACCAAATTTTGTTCATGGCGAATCATTTGGCACGAACGAAAAATTGAGAAGAGAAAGAGTATTCAGTGGCAAGCGCACGTTTTCAGAAGTGATGCTTGATGCGGCAAAGAAATCAAAACAGTGAAGCCCCAACTGCGGGAACGGTCAGGGCTTCGGTTGTCAGTAAATCCGTGGAGAAAAACCAACATGAATAGTATAGCAATTTTAGAAGCAGTGAACACCTCTTACGTACCATTCAACGGTCAGCAAATTATCACCGCCATTGCTGCCGGAGTTGCATATGTTGCGATGAAGCCAATCGTTGAAAACCTTGGAATGAGCTGGTCAACGCAGCAAACAAAACTCATGAAGCAGATTAGCAAATTCAACTGTGTTCATATGAACATGGTTGCCGCTGATGGGAAGCTTCGTAAGCTACTCTGCCTTCCTTTGAAGAAGTTAAATGGATGGCTGTTCAGCATCAACCCTGAGAAAGTTCGTGCTGACATACGTGATAAACTGATTCAGTACCAGGAGGAATGCTTTAGCGTGCTGCATGACTACTGGACAAAGGGAGAGGCAGCAAATGCACGGAAGAAAACATCTGTTGATGACAGGACTCCGCTTCGTGATGCTGTAAATATGCTAGTCAGCAAAAAGCATCTAATGTACCCAGAAGCTTATGCAATGATTCATCAGCGTTTCAATGTGGAAAGTATTGAAGAGCTTGATGCATCTCAGATACCACAAGCAGTAGAGTACATCCACAGGGTAGTGCTTGAAGGTGAGTTCATCGGCAAACAAGAGAAGAAAACCAACGAGCTTTCTGCAAAAGAAGCAAACAGCCTTGTATGGCTATGGGATTATGCCAACCGCTCACAGGCATTATTCCGCGAACTGTATCCGGCGCTAAAACAAATTCAATCGAACTATTCCGGCAGATGTCATGACTGCGGTTATGAGTTCTCCCGTATTATCGATATAGCGAGAGACGTTTTAATCAATCACACACTAGATGTTGATATTAATGAGCCAGACGGACCAACGAATCTTTCCGCATGGATGAGACTTAAGAATAAAGAATTACCTCCTTCAGTACATAACTACTGACAGATAACCAACGCAACGACCCAGCTTCGGCTGGGTTTTTTTATGCCCAAAATTCACCGTAGCCATGCTGCGGCGATTCTTTGCATCTGGAGCAAATTAAATGACAGACATTACAGCCAATGTGATCGTATCGATGCCTTCGCAACTATTCACTATGGCTCGTTCTTTTAAAGCCGTAGCCAATGGCAAAATTTATATCGGTAAAATTGACACTGACCCGGTAAATCCTGAAAACCGGATTCAGGTTTATGTGGAGAATGAAGACGGTTCTCACGTTCCTGTATCTCAACCAATCATCATTAACGCTGCCGGATATCCGGTATATAACGGACAGATTGCCAAATTCGTTACCGTGCAAGGCCATTCTATGGCTGTTTATGATGCATATGGTGCGCAGCAGTTCTATTTTCCGAATGTGCTGAAGTATGACCCTGATCAACTGCGATCTGAACTGGAGGGTCCTGGTGGAGCTGGATTTGTCGGAGGATTAGCAAAGCCTGTTACTTGGAGTGGTTTTGCCGGAGGTGCTGATCCTACTGGTGTGCTTGATTCAACTGCGGCGTTTCTGGCTGCCAATGCCACGAAAAGTAAAATTTATATCCCAGCGGGCACATACAAACTAACCCAAGATGTAGTGTCTGATCCCCTTACATCATGGGAAATGGAGATGGGGGTTTCATTTATAGGTGGATACTGGCTGCGTCAGGTACCTTGGTTGTCAGGTGTAGGTAATAATATATTTTACTATCTCGAAAGACACTGTAGAAATACATTTATTGCGCCACCTGACGGCATAGGTGTTTACGGGTCGGCACACACTGCCCTCGGTGGTGCAGGCGGTGCTGCATTAGGGGTGGCAGGTACTGCGATAAACGATGATACATCTGGCTCACGATCAAGTGTGTGGGCCTTGTACGGTTCAGCTATACGCAATGCAGGAACAATAGGAGCAAGTCACGGTCTTGAACTTGATATAGCAAACAGGGGGAATGAGCGTGAAATGTATCCTAATTCAATGTTCCCCAACGGTCAGACTGACGCATTATGGTTAGGCTCAGGTGGTGAATTAACCCAAGCTGGAGAAGTGTTGAATGCTGCATCGGCAGCAATTGGAATAATAGCTAACGACAAAACTGCTGGGAAAACAGCGCGCTTTCTGAAGGGCATCGTATTTGGCAGTAATAGCCTTAAAGGAACCGATGGAGAATCAACAGGTCAAGGTGTGGCAATTGCTTTTGGTAATAGGCACTCAATGACCTGGTACAACAATTTAAATCAGAAAACTTCTGAAATACTCTCTGTTTTGGAGGATGCAACCAGATCAACCAGAATGTTATTTAGTGATAATGGCGTAGTATTTACACGATTATCGTCTGGGTTGCCTATATTTGCCATAGAGTCTGGGCCTACAGTTCCTGCCAATTATCTATCCATGCGCTCGCATACAGAATCTAATGCTCCTGCTGTTGGCGTTGCTGGAAGCGATAAAGATATTCATTTGAGGCTATCTCCAAAAGGGGATGGCATTGTAATAGTAGACTCATCTATTGCACCATTATCACAGAACAGTAACAGCACGGTCGGAACTGCTGGTCGTGTGTGGTCTGGTGGATTCACTCAAACAGCCTTTACCGTTACTTCAGATGAGCGAGCTAAAACTGCACCTCTTGAAATCACTGATACAATACTTGACGCATGGTCAGAGGTTGACTTCGTTCAATTTCAGTATCTTGACAGAACAGAAGAAAAAGGGGAAGACGGAGCTCGTTGGCATTTTGGCGTAATAGCTCAACGTGCAAAGGAGGCGTTTGAACGTCATGGGCTTGATGTGCACCGATTTGGATTCTTTTGCTTTGACGAGTGGGATGATCAATATACTAAGGTTCAGACAAACGAAGGTGTAATGGTTACTAAAACTCGCATAACAACAGTTCCAGTGCAGGTTACTAAAACTCGAATTGTAAGCAAACCAGTGATGGTTACTGAGAGTCGTCAGGTATTAAAGGATGAGGTACTGGAAGACGGAACACGGATTAAACGAGTAGTGAATGAAGAGTATCAGACTCCAAAAATGGAAATGATACCTGTTCTTAATGAAGATGGTTCACCTTTTGCGCAAAATCCATTCGTAAGCGTTCCTGTAGTTGAAGATGTAGAAGAGGAGTACATCGAGACAGAGTTTCAAGAAGTAGAAGAAGAGTATGAAGAAGAGGCAGAACCAGAATATGAAGATATTCTGGTCACTCCGGCAGGCTCACGTTATGGTATCCGTTATGAAGAGGCGTTAGTCCTTGAAGCTGCATTACAACGCAGGAATTACCAAAAAGCATTATCTAGAATTGAAATGATAGAAATGAGAGAAAATATATAACATGCTTTAATAAAGTAAAAATTATCAAAGGTATAAATATTTAATACAATAGGCCATGCTTTCAGTGGGGAGCATGGCCTTAATAAATATTATTTTATTTTTCTGAAGCGCTTCTGTTTTCTAATATTTTTAATGGGATTTCAATATTAGACGTCCCGAAAGATGAACCAATCAAATTCCACAGCTCATTAGGTTTTAACTTCCACCATTCAGTCTTTAATAATCTATCAATTATTTCTGGAGGATGTCTGTATCTAATAACCTTAGCTGGTACTCCTCCTACAATTGCATATGGCGGTACATCTTTAGTAACAACAGAGCCTGCGGCAATGATGGCACCAGTTCCAATATTAACCCCTGCTAAAATTGTACATCTAGAACCAATCCATACATCATGCCCTATGATAACATCAAGATCTTTCCCAAATATGTCAGAGCTCGCCTGCCATATATGTCCTGTAGGGTTAAATCCATTTCTTAACTCAGGATCTACAACCATATTTAGCGGGTAACTTGTTAATGTATTTGTCGCATGACGACCTTGTCTTCCAACAAAAATCACAACGTCGAAAGCTATAGAGCAATATTCACCAATTGAAAGAATTCGCTTGTCGTCATGCATCCCAATCTCAATTCTTGGTTTTCCGTATGTGTATTCACCACACTGAATAGTCAAGAAATCTCTGCTGTAATTAGATCTTAAATAAGAAGCAGTTGATGCTGGGCCAGGAAAATTCATTGTTATACCTATAGATAATTACTAAATTCTTGTAAATATAGCTTCATGTTAATAGATAAAACTGCAATTGGTACAATACCACATATTGTCTTTGTTTGAACACTAAGATTGCAAACGCTTGTCTACTAAGTGGGCACTGAAGGATCGCGATCCGCAGACACATCAAGCAAGTCAGCATTCTATGGCGTGCTGTTACCGATGAAACAAAACGGAGACACACAAAGCTTTGCACTGGATTGCAAGGCTTTGTGCTCTTCGATAGTTGTTAAGGTGGATCACTCCACCTTTTCATCAATCCAGTCAGCCCACCACTGCATCATTTCTCTGCGTTTATCGAGATACTGAGCATGGTTGTAAATCCCACGCACAGATCCGCCGTTGGCATGTGCCAGTTGCACTTCAATAGCGTCAGCAGGCCATTCGTGCTCGTTCATAATTGTGCTGAATTCATGCCTGAATCCGTGACCGCTTTCCAGACCCTCATAGCCGATTTGTTTGATCACAAGTAATACCGCGTTCTCGCAGATTGGCTTTTTCTTATCGTTGCGCCCGGAAAAAACAAACTCTGATACTGGTTTGGTGATTGAGCTTAGCGTAGTGAGAAGTTCAACCCCCTGGTCTGACATCGGTACTACATGAATCTTGCGGCCCTTCATCACACTGGCGTCGATGGTGATAATCCTGTTTTCAAAATCGACGTTCTTCCATAGCATGGAACGAAGCTCTTTCGTTCTTAGGGCTGTGTAGCGTAAAACTTTGGTCGCAATGAGCGATACGATACTTCCTGAAAATGTTGCCAGTGCTTTGTTGAATGCCGGGATCTGGTCGGCAGGTAAAAACGGGAAGTTCTTCTTGCGATATCCTTTCATGGCGTCTGCAAGGTCAGGTGCCGGGTTATATTTAGCCCTTCCGGTGACAATAGCGTAACGGAAAACCTCGCCGCATCTTCTACGTGCTTTGTTGGCTCGCTCCATTGCACCGCGATATTCAAATCTGCGGATTACTTCCAGCAGTTGTATCGGCTCAATATCCTGAATTTCAAGGCCGCCGATGATAGGTAAAATGTCGTCGTCAAACATTTTGGCAAGTTCGTTTGCATAGCCTACTGACCAGACTTGCTTCTTGTGCTCGTACCATTCCTTGTAAATCGCACTAAAGGAATTGTTGTTAGACGAAGCCTTTTTCGCCCTTACCGGATCGATGCCAACCGAGATGTCTTTCCTCGCAGTCCATGCCTTATCCCTTGCTTCCTGCAAAGTCATAAGCGGATATTTTCCGACAGTCAGGATTTTCTCCTTACCGTCAATCTTGTAGCGAAGCTGCCATACCTTTTTCCCTGATACAGGGACATAAAGGTACAGGCCATTACCATCGAGTAGGCGGTATGGTTTTTCTTTCGGCTTTGCTGCTTCAATCTGCTTAACGGTGAGCATGGGTAAAAATCCGGTGGGTAAAATTATTTTATCCACTTTTTACCCGTCATGGAGTGCGGCTGTCAACGATCTGACGCGAACCATGACGAACTGTGAATATACGGAAGGCTTGATATTCAGGGGATTTTGCGGACTGGTACGGATGGTAGCGAACTGATAAATGGTGTCCCCTGCAG